TGCCTTGTATCACATCCTTACCTACTGGCAAGTTATTGATTGTCTCAAGTAAAGTTTGTTTTATAAGTTCACCACCGTTTGATGGAAACTCTTCTTCATCATACTTGGTATAGGTAAGTCTGATCCAAATGTATTTATTAACTACTCGACTATAATATTGAACCAAAGGTTTATTGTTTACATCAAGTATCTCTGTTCCTACATCACCAACAAATTCCATACCCGCAGGGATAACATCATAAAGTTTATTAGCAATTTCTAAATCGTCACCACCCTTTACAACAACTTCAACACTCTTTGGTGGTCTTCCTTGTGCATCTTCTGTCATTGTTCTGTTGGCGTTAACAGATACATCACTTACACCTTCCAAACTTAACATTGCGGATTTAATAGCAGAATCTGTAGCTTTACCTAATCTTGAGGGTGATAGTTTAAATCTTTCTCTAAACTCTTCATCTGTTTCTGTATATCTTCCACCATTTATAACCGTGTTGTAAAATGATTCAATTGCTGTAAATGCTGGTGATATTGTTATAGTGTTAGCTAAGAATGTGAAGTCACCTTCCTCTACAAAATCAACTGCATAAGCTAAACCTACTTTACAATCATCTAGCTCAAAACCACTTGTTAATTCTACTGTGAATGTTGAAGTCTCTGCTGTAATATTCTCTGTGTTGCTAATATCCAAAACAAATACACCAGAAACTACTGTCTCCTCAACAAAGTATTCTCCTGCCAACAAATCAGCTTTCAATTGCTCTATTGCTAGTAAGATACCACCTTCAGTCACAGTATTCCTTGTGTATGTAACACCATTCAACACCAAGGTAATATCACCCACATACCAAGGTGGTATGTAAGCTTTTACTGTGTGAGCTGTATCTTTATTTACAGTACTCTCTACTGTAGTTTTAAATTCGTTATTATTATTGTTGTAAAAACTACTGTTAGCTGGTAAAGTTAACTCTCTATCATAAGGTATGTTAACTATTATATCACCACTTGATTTTACACCTTTCTGCCTGTATATTAATTTACTTGCACACAAGTAATCTAGAAATATACCAGATGCTTGGTCAATATCCATCATACTTTGTAAAGCTTGGGCGCTTGCCCAATTTTCCGCAAGAGGTAATGATAGTATATTAACTAGTATTTTAAACTTGTTATCTGGTACAGAATCCAGATCAATACCGAAGTAGGTTTTAATGTCTGCTTTTATATCTGTTGTTATATCATCAAATCTTTTAGCCAAAAAACCTTGTTCGGTTAAACCGTAAGTAGGCATATCATATCTCCAACCCTATTCCAGTTGATGATCCATCTTTTAATGTACCTTCAAAATAAACAGAATAAACACCTTTGGAAAAGGTAGCTGTGTAAGTTTTAATACTTTTTATATCTGGATCTTTTTTTATAACTTGTCTGATGTATGTGTCAGCTAAATCTCTTTGATTGTTTCTAGATAGTATGTTAGGTATATAAGGGATACCATAATTAATATCCCTAAACCATTCACCTTTCAAAGACCTAAGTTTAATCTCAAGTCTTTGTGCAACTAAATATGGGTTTATAACACCCTTTTCAATCTCAAAAAATGCAAGGTCATCACCATCAAAAGTTATATCATTATTTTTATCTAATATTATATCTGTCACAGTGTAGCCTTTTATTGTGTGTCTTCTTCTAATTCATTGCTTCTAGGCTCTAATCTTATATCTATCCATCTTCCATCTGTAATATCTACAGGCTCGCCTTTTTCTGGCTTCCACCCGATTCCAACAGGATTAAATGTTTTTATAAATAAAGTTCCATTCTCATCTTGGCTGTATTCTGTAATGAATTTTATATTGCCATTGGCGTCTTTTGGTGTTTCTATGTACCAACCATTCTGCGAAAATCCAAGAGTGCCAGTTATTTTATAATCTCCAACACTAAGCCTTTCAAATATAGCTCCTTGAGGTTGCATTACCTCTTCAATTCTATCTTTATGCAACCTAACTATTGGTGATGCCTCTTTAATAAACCCATTAACATCTACAGTTGTGTTGCCTGTGTGGTAGAATCTACTCCAGTTACCGAAATCCCCTGGACTTGTGCGTCTAAGCCAAAATTCATCCTCTGTATATGAGGTATATGTTTGATATCCATAACCACTATTGACATCTACAATTTCAAGAACGCCTCGACCATTTACTGCCTTAATAGGTAGTGGTAGGTTAGAGTCAACAAGGGGTTGTCCTATGTATCTTCCAGACCTTAAAGTATTGTTTGCATCCCCACCTTCAGATTCAAGAACTGCCGATAAAACATTAAGATTCAGATAACCATACTTGTTAAGGGTGGCTAGGTCGGGTATGTTACCAGCACTTTCACCAACATCTCTTGTGGCTGCTGTGCCAGTGTGAAAATCAATGGCCTGCTTAACTTTTAGCGGTGTTGCTATTTTTGTATCATTTGTAGCTGCTTGCATATCAACGGTGCTTGCAACTTCTAGCGTATCAATAACACGTCTAAGCTCCGCTGTGGCCTCTGCAAAACTTGCATCTGTTGGGTAGGCTACAATTGGTTGAGCAACCTTATCTGTGTAAGGCCACGGGCTTGATAACTCTATAAATTTGTCACCAAAACCATCAATATAGCCACGTTTAACTTGTACGGGACTTTCACCTTCAAATATCAATCCACTATCTTCTTGGATAATACTTATATCATCACCAGTTGTCACTGCTACAACTGTTGCACCATTTGTTACGCTGGCACTTGTTGCTGTATACCACATATTAAATATGCTCCTAATATTATTCTTTATTTTATTCTTAGTATGTAACAATTATATAGGTAAAGAGAGTTGTTGTCTAATTACCTATGTGATACACTATACTAGTTTGTATGCAAACTACACGTTATTCTGATGATACTATAGATAGTATCTGTGAGGATTGGCTACTGAAGAACCAGTTATTAAGTGTCGCCCTTACTCTCAATAGTCTGTTAGTTCCACCTGTAGTATCGGTAAATGTAAATACAGAAGAACTATTTGTTGATGAGAAATAACCTTGGTTAGCTGTTCCACCTGACTCACCATTATATTCACCGTCATCACAACTGTAAGCTCCTGTTATAGGTTGCTGAGTTAATATATCCCAACTACTACCATTCCAATTTTCTAAGAATACAGTACCAGTAACTACATCTAGTGTTGGTGTAGCTGGACATATTACAGAAGCTGGGGGACCAGAAGTTGGACCAACAAAGCTTGCTGAAAACGAGAAACTAACAGCAACACTAAGGCTTCCACCATTACTAGTAAAGTTTATTTCTCTTTCTGGTGTGGCTGTTTTTAATGATGTACTGCCTGCATTCTCAAGAACACCAGCTTTAAACACCCCACCAAAATAAGGACTACCTTCATCATCAACGTAAGTTATAGCGTTATTCTTTCTAAGATTTGCGTAAATGGGATCACCACCTACGGTAATATTACCTGCTTTCAATCCATACCATTCTATAAGATTATTAGGTCCAAAAGGTTCCCCACTGGTTACTTTCATGTAATTGGTACCAATACTTTCTATTTTAGCACCCCTCACCACACCACCAGTAATATTACTACCTGTTATAGTACTACCTACAATATTACCTGCCGAGACAGTTCCTGTGAAAGTACCACTCGCTGCTTGCAATTCTCCAGAGAATACCCAAACATTACTACCTGCATTATAATATAAAGCTGTCTGACCACTATTGTCTGCAAGCTCAAATATATCACCTTTGAAACGAATGCCGTTATCTTGTGAATCAAAAGTTACACCTGTTATTTCACGTTTATCTCCTACAACTGTACTCACCCCAAGGTATGCTCTACTTGAAACCACACCTAAATCATCAATAGTTGAATCTAATAATAATTCAGCTTGGGATAAGTCATTTGAAACATTTTCAACTTGAGTAGTTATACCTGCAATGGCAGAGGCATTACCATTTATGTTTGTTTCCGCTTGTTGTATTCTAGTGGAGTTGGCATTAACTTGACCTTCAATTGTTCCTGTAGAAGCTTTTAATTCAAGTATTTCTTGAGCAGTTGCACTCTGGTCTGTAGCTAAAGTTTTAACTTGAGTATCAACTATTGCAACACTATCTCCGATTGCAAGATCATTATTACGTTGATCTAATAACTTCAACTCTGTGTAAAATTGAGCTTCTTCTAAATCACCACTCGCAATCTCTAACCTATTTATACTTAAAAGATTAGATCTTATTCTAGCGCCATCAATAGTACTTAACTCTTGATTTATTACATCTAAGCTTCCCGTGATACCTGCAATTTGATCATCTATACCACCTTCTTCCGCATTGAAGCTTACTACAGATGTACGTATATTTGCATCGGCACCATCTACCCATATAGCAGCGGTGTTTGCTTTATCTACAGTACCTTGATCATTAAGTAGTGTTTGAGTAGCTTTTAACGATATAATCGCTTCTTCACCATCTAACACTTGAGTTACATTGTTCAACGTTACTGTGTTTTCATCGTAATACGCTGTTGTAACAAATGTAGTTATCTGTCCTTCGATTGCATCAATATCGATGCCAAGTTTATTTACCTTAGCAGTGATACCTTCCAAAGCTTCTAATTGTGCAGAGGGCTTACCAATAGTAATACTATCAATCTCAAATACATCGTCAGTGGTTTCTCCAAGAACTAGTTGTAGTCCAGTCACTGTACCAGTATAAGTGATTTCTTCTGATAAATTTAAATTCTGTACATTCTGACTATCTATTTCTTTTTGGGTAAGTACCCCAGAATATGTACGTGGAATATCACTTTCGTAATAAACTATTAAATCACCAACAAAACCTGTACCTTGGGTACGAGTGGTAACTATGGTGATTATAGGGTTTTCATCTGCTGAGTAGCTTAAACTTCTATTTTCAATATCACCTATAGTGGTTGATATAAAACCATTACCTTGGGTTATAGCACCATTTACTGCTGTCCATCCTTCTGCGCTATTGAAGAAACCAAACGAATATGCAGGGATTATTGCATCTAAAGCACCAGAAACAAACTCAGTCATTTCAGTGTATGTTGCTCTTAGTTCAATCTCTCCAGCTAATACATCTATACTGGCATTAGCATCTTCTACAGCATCACCTAGGTCGGTGATTCTTCCTGCTTGAATAGTGACTTGACCTTCAACACCATCTATTAACAAACCTGCCTGTGTGAATGCGTTGTCTGTATAAGTGTAAGCTCTTACATTAAAAGTGCCATCATCTGGGTTTACTTCAAATAGTACGTTTGTTATATCATCTTCAAATTGTTCAGACCTACGTCTTAATTCTGCTAAAGATGTTGTAGTTTTGAATAATTCTTTATCTGTTTCTTTTCTGTTGAGAACTTCTAGATTTAGTTGAGGCTTAAACACCCCGTCCAACTCATCTCTTGTTGCTAAAATGTCGTCTATACTAGAAGCCAAGTCATCTCTTAGGTCGTCTACAGAGGTGTTTATGCCATCTATATCATCTCTTATCGGATCTAGTATATCGTTAACATCTTCCTCTGTAACTGAGTCTGATGCTGCATTTATGTGATCAACTATAGCAGATGAAAATGCTAAATGTACATCATTAGGGGATTTTTCAGCTTCTCTATACTGGTAAGCAATATCCTCAACATTAGAGGACATTAATCCAGCTAAAATATTTGCATCTAAGGCCATTAATTCCCATCCTTTAATTTATTCAATCTTGTTTGCAATGTTTTGAATGCAGCAGAGTTGACTAGTGGCATTGGACCAATAGATGTGTTTGTTTTTGTTCTTAGTGGATCACCTAATAGCCCGACAACCTCACTCAATATGCTTAACAATTCTTCTTGATCATTTTCTATTCTGAACTTATCTTGTGTTAGTGTGAATTTAGCATTATCTTTATTCTCTAAAATCAACACACCATCTGGCTTCATAGTTATTTTACTTAACATATCACCAGAACTATCTTCAAAAGTAAGTTCTACGTTCTCTGTGCTTGCCTGTAAGCTATTCTTTTTGCTTGTTAACCCAACTATAGCTATAGCATCATTATAGTTGTGATATCGCTGCGTAGGGCTTTGTGTTGGTACTTTATCGGTCACCCACCAACCTGAAAAATCTCTTTGTGAAAACAGAACAACACAATCATCCCCAACTTTAATAGGGAAAGTAAGACTACCACCACCTGCCGATGGAAATACTACAGGTACAGAAGGTATATCTGCAAACTTAGTACTAACACCATCTTTATGTGATTCATACATAACAGGTCTTACTGTAACAGTTTGGGTTTTATTATCGTAGGCTATAATTCTTGCAGGTATGAATGTGTTTAATCGTTCGTTTTTCAAGCCGACTCTTTCGTCAACTATTTGTTTCAGGTCAGGAGCAGGTAATAATGTTGGCATCCTATTCTCCTATTGTTTGTTATGTTATTATAACGTATTAGGGAACGATTGTCGAGGTAGGGCATGTGTGTCGTGAGGAAGGATAGAGGCAGATCATACCTCTATTTGTTTACAAGTTAATTGTGTATCAAAAGCACCTTCTCTGTAGTTAACAGCGTGATTACAGGTAAGTATCTTATAAACACCAGCAAAGTTTCCATCTTGTATTTGAATCTGTTTATCTACACCAAGCCTACCATCTAGCTGCATAACAACCTCTACACCTACATCTTGTTTACTATTTGTAGTGGATGTCGTAGAGCTTATTTTACGTACACTATACAATTGGTCTGTATTGTAAATAAACCTTTCTGTTGTTTTTGTGTAAGATTTTGGATGAATGAATAACCTACCATTAGCTATATAATTTACATAACCTAAGCTTTCACACAACTCTTTTAATTCATCAGAAAGATACCCACTCAAACTATAGCCCATTGCAAATGTTGTAGTTGCAGGAGCTGGTAGTTGTATATATTCTACCTTTTCTTTAGGGTCAACTTGAGGTACATATTCACCTAATGCAACACCACTATCCTTGTATCGTTGTATTAAATATTCCATTACTGCATTAGCTTTAGTGTTAGCTGGGAATGCCTTTGACAAACGTACAGTGTTGTTAGGAATATATCCATCACCGCACGTTAATGTTGTCACTACATCTTGACCTTGTCTTTGAGTATTAAACTCAGAAACTTGACCAGTGAAAATTATATGTAAATCTTCTCCAGAATAACCTGCTTCTAAGATAATATAATTATTATTCTTTTCAACAATTTCTAGGGTTTCTGGTGATAGGTTATATATTTGTAATAAAGTTTTACTTGTACTACCAGCACCAGAACGAGATGTTATATTAGCTTCTATATCTAGTTCTGTTATCTCAACAGCATTTCTCTTTACAATACGATAATCTCCGTCAGAAGGTATAAGGTTTGCACCAAATACCTCTGCTTCGGAAACTATTGGGGTAAATATTACTTTGGTAGGAGGTAATCCTATCGTCAATCTGTATTTACGATTAGTTCGTTGCATTATCTATTTCCACGTTAGAGTACACATGTAACTGATACTCTCCATCGGTGGAGAAGTTATCTCGATTCATAGGGTTTCTTGTAGCGACAGTATTTACACAAAAGATATAACTATCAATAATTTCTGTTAAGTCTAAGCTTAGATGAGATATATTAGTTGTAGCAGTGATTCTTTTACCAACTAATATGTTGTTTTTATTACTGTCAAATATATCAATAACCCACGGGTCTCTTAGGTATGAACTATTATAAGATATTCTTACATACAAAGTTATACCATTTAAAATAACCTGTTGCTCTTGATAAGGGACATCATCTATACGTATTTTAACCGCCATTACCACCTCCACTATTTACAGGTGTTTTGATAGTAGGATTACCGTCTATAAGGCTTAAAAATCCAGTTACTGCACTTGAACCAAGAGTTTCAGTTACTTCCTCTAACTCTTTAACAGTATTGCTGGATTTTGATGTCATTTTATCAACCCTATCTTTTGTAGCTACAGAGGCTTCTGGTACTAACACAAGAGCTGCTCTTTCTGAAAACTCTATCTCTTGTAACCTAAAGTCTGTTTTCCACGCACCGAGTCCCTCAGAAGCTGTCTTGTTGATATTAAAAGACACTATCAAACAATTCTCAACAAATTGACCATCTGCATAAACATCTACCAGCACCCTTGGGTCTTCTGCTCTCAATTCATTTATTTCATTAATAAACTGATCTACATTTAATAATGTCGAAGAATTACGGATATTTGTTATCAAACCAGAGAATGAAACTTGTGCATTCTCCAAGTAAGAATTATCAGTGATACTTTTACCACTTTCAACAGCGCGCTTGGTGGCTATCATATCTTTTGTAATAGTGATATTTGTTGTGGCACTCATTTCATATGCTTCACCATTATCTTGTCTGATAAAGTAAAACTTTGTGTTTGGTGTTGTTGCCATTATCTACCACCTCCATTACCTGTAAACTCTGCTAGATGCCTTTTAATTTTATAAGCAACATCTTCTCCAGACACACCTTCAACTTTTATAGATATCTCCTGAGTAACCATCGGTTTCATTGGTTCTGGTGAATAATATCTAGAAGCCTCTGATCTGGTAGACCTTCCTTGTAAATCTTGCATTATTCTTTTAGAGTTTTCTGTTGAGAAATCTGACTTACCAAATTTCTTTATAAGACCTATTGCAGGACCATACATAAAATCTTTATCAATCTTAGCATAATCTTTGGTGCTATTTGGATCTGAATAAAGTTTACCATCCTTTTCAACTAGAGCAGTTTTAGTACCTTCTGCAAGATTTATTTGTGCTCCAAGTGCTTTCTCTGTAACACCAACCAATTTATCACTAAATAGTGAGATCAATTCTTCTGCTGCTGCTAATGCAACTGTGATAGGTAAGAATGTTGTTGCCAATGTTGCACGTAATAACATTAACTTTTTAATCATTAACCCACCTGCAAGATATTCAATATTGTTTATGATTAAACTTAGTGGTGGTTCAATTAATTTTAATGTGTAAGCAATTGCCTTAAATGCAGTGCCAAATATTTTACCAATTTTCTCTAGTTGTGGACCAGCATCTTTGAAAATTTCTGACATTGTTTTGTAGAGTTCTGATAAACCTTCTGAGAAGCCTGATTTGAAAATTGTATCCCCAGCGCGCTGAGCACCAGTTATAAATTGACCTTCTGTTACACGTAAACCTTGTAATGCTTTGTCAAATGCTCCACCTTCTAATGCAGATTTTCTAAACTCTTTAGCTACTTTGGGAAGTACATCTGCAGAAAGTAGTTTACCCTGCTCCATTAATTTAAATAGTTCTGCTTCAGAAACATTTAAAGCTCGGCTGAATACTTGTACAGCACCCGGCAATGAGTCACCTAGCTGATTTTTAAGTTCTTCCAATAAAACTAATAAAATCAATAACTTAGTTTTAAACCACCCCTTCTCAGGGGTGGACTGATCATATCACGACCCTCGCCACTCTGCGTTAGGGTCCCTGCCGTTTCTTCCTACTAGGTAGGTTCTACTTTACTCACTTACCAAAGTTAATCTTTGTCAACTTATCCGCTTTCAATGATCGATGAACGTGAAACTACTTTTTACGTTTTCTTACAGTTATATCATATTTTTCCCAAATATGTTTCCAAGCATGTCCAGATCTTATCTTAGTAGCTTGTTGTCTACTAATACCAAACACTTCAACAGCTTCTTTTGGCATCATACCTTGCTCAAACTCTCTACAGATTTTGTGTACAAGGTCTTCTGTTAAAACACTCATACCATTAAGAGAACCTTTTAGTGGTTTTGTATTTCCAACCCTCCAAGACTCCTTTGTGTTATGTTCATGAGTACACCACTCAAGATTTGAGTAATGATTATTTAATTTGTTGTGATCTTTGTGATTCACACAAACTATATAAGGGTAATTCTCTGAACATACCTTTTTCAAATCTTCAGAAGGCTCTTCTAGGAAATAAAGTGCAACTAATCTGTGTATTTTACGGGTATAAATTTTTGAATCTTTCTTAAACTGAGTACACCAGTAACCTTGCTTGTTAACATTACTGTATTTTATTGCTCCTGTGTTAATATTTCTAATAACACCTGAATCATTAATCTCATATTTCGGGAATTCTTCTATAACTTTAAACATAATAACCTCTTCTTTTTGCATAGGAGGTTCTATAGTAGTTTATTCGCTGCTGATTGTCAATATTTTCAGAATTTTAAGGGTTCGTTACTGTGTCACCACGTAATATCCTATCTGAAACCTAACTTGAGTTTCCAGCAATTAAACAGGTTTTCGATAATACTTTCGTATTAAAGGGCCAAAGAACTTTTAGCCATGATTTGTCCCTTTGACATCATTTGAATAAGACCGCGCTGCGCTCTTTTCATGTCTTCAGAACCTACTTTGAGTGCTGTACCAAACATACTCAAACTTTCAAATAATGATTCTTGTTCACCTTGGGTTATTTTACCCTTGGCTGCAAACTTAAACTTAACCCATGCATCTGTTGTATCACCAAGGCTCAAACCCATTCGATCAACGATGCCGTTAAGAAATATCATATCCTTTTTAGAAGCCTCTGCACTACCACTAGCTGCTAACATTGCAGCTTCGTAACCCTGAAACTGTTGTCCAACACGCTTAATAGCAGTGGTTCCTTCAAACAACGCAAATAAGCTCACATAACTTCTCACCATGTTACGTGTACTATCATTCAATCCATTTTGCACAACAGCTAATGATCTTAATGAACGCTTCATTTCCCTTGTGGATGTTCTCATTTGTGCAGCAACTTCTTTTATACCTTCTGCACTTCCCATGTTAACTTGCTGTCTAAGTTGCTGTTGATACTGTGCATGTCTAGCAGGAGCTTTTTCTTGCATATCTCTTGCAAACTGTGTCCTTAAAACAGCATTAGCTTTTTCTTGCAAACGTTCCTTTAATCTAGCATTACGTTTTGCTAAGGCTTCCTCTTCCTTATAAAACTGCCGCATCTTAGCAATCTTAGTATCTTCTTCCTTGATTAACTTTTTAACAGCTTGCTTGGTGCGAGCGATATCCTGAGTAGTATAAGCTTTCTTATCTGCAGCCTTCTTATCTAGGGCAATCTTAGCTAAAACTACACTTCTATCATAAGCAGCTTTCTCATCAGCAATACGTTTTTTATTCAACGCATTTGCTACAATATTAAACTCTTTTTCAGCTTTCCGTTTTGAATCACTCGCTTGTTCTGCCATTTGCAGATAAAAAGATTTCATCTTCTTCAACGATGCATCTTCATGACCAATGATCCTATTCACAGCTTGTTTTGTTGCAGCAACTTTCTTAGAATAAGCAACTTTGGCTAAATCGACACCTCTTTTATAATTAGCTTCTTCTTGCGCTTGCATCCTTTTCTTACGAGCTGCTTCAACTTTCTCAAACTCTTTCCCTGCTTCAACAACTGGTTTGAAAGGGTTACCTGCTGGTTTAGGCTTACCTTGCATCTTCATTATCTTTTCAAGCTGCTTCTCATACTTGTTTAATATGCTTAGTCCTTTCTCAGCATCTTTTGTATCAAGTTTCAGCCCAATGAAGTATTCTTCTATAAAATTCTTCGCCATATATATTTCCTATACCCCTAATCTTTAGGGGCTGTATCTAAGTAATAGGCACTCTCATAATCTTCCTTGATTGCCATCTCTTCTTCAAATTTTAGAAACTCCCTCATACCCATTTCATTTTCAACATAGGAGTAAGGTATAAGATAGTTTTTGGCAACATACCTTGCTAATGTATTTATACGTGTATCAATATTTGTCAGAGAAGAAGTGTTTTTTATCTGGTTCTCAACTTTTAAGCGGTTGTGATTAGATCCAGTGTCTTTCCTGTTAATGATCGGAGAATACCGTTTTCCGTAAAAAGGCTACTAAAGTTTACCTCAATACAGAACATCAACAATTCATTCATGGTGGTAATACCATCTTTATGTTCACAAAACTCTTCCAAGTTAAATGCTAATACAGTACCAGTTGTCGGATCTTTGTATGTAGCTCCAACTAACATTTTCTCAAATAAATCCCATAAGCGTTCATCACTAAGTTTCTCAGCAACATGCTTGAACAAATCTTTGAACATAGTGCTCTTTGTTTCATTGAAAATATCTTCTGCATCCTTGGTCTTTTCATCCATCATACCACCCATAATAGGAAGTATAATTTCAGCAATTAAACCTTGCGCCTTAAACTTATCTCTTACCTTAAGTTGTTTAACTGTAACTACATAACTAAGGTCATTGATTTTGAATGTTTTATCTTCTGCTGCCATTTTATCTCTCTTTAAAATAGAAAAAGCACCCGCCCATTGAGTCGGGGAGTGCTTTTATTGTTATTATTATATTATGCTAATAATGCTTGTGTGATCTGTGAACGTAGTTCTAAAGCTGTTGATACTGCTTTATTGGTTTTATCAAAACCTTCTGGTGCAGGAACATAACTTACTTTGTTAATAGAGAACATGTATTCACGACTCTCTGCTTCACCACCAAAGTTTTGGTCAGGCATCTTTTGTAGTTCAACACCTTCCAACACAGTGTTATTACCACCAGACGGGTCTGTTAATGTTAAAGATAAGTCAATCTCTTTATCAGGATTAGCATCGATAACATTTTGAATTGCTGCCATTTGGAACGCGAAATCATTGTTCTGTTGTTGAACAGCGATTGTCATAGAGCCTGTACGGTCAGCGTTAGTTGATTTTGCCACTATACCATCTGCAGCTACTTGTAAAGCTTTATTCTCAGCATTACGTGAAATAGAGATTGTATCCCAGCCTGTTAATACAAGTTGCCCTGCTAACGTAAGCTTTACTCTCTCTGAACTATATACTTTTGCCATTATTATTTTATCCTATTATGCAGGGCGATCAAGATTACCAGTGATTGAAACAAGGTGGATAGCATCTTTAAGATAAGCTTCAAACTGTACACTGTTAAGTAATGCACTTTGACGTTGTGAAGCAGTTATTGTACTTAATGCTGGGGTAGTTACCGTAAACCCACTATCAATATCATTTTTAGGGTAGATAAGGTTCCAACCATCTTCATTGGCAAAGAAACTTAAAGTCTTGTTGATACGACCACGGATCTTAGCAAATGAATCTTCATCCCAAGTTAGACGACCAAATTTCTGTGAAGTTAATAATTCTGTTTCTGCAGCTTCTATTTCAATCTGCATTGCATCCTTACCAACTACATTCATTGCATACTCACCACTTGCCATACGACCACCACCATCTTTACCAGTAGTGATAACTGTATTTAAACGTTGAGCTGCTGTACTACCAGATACTTTAGTTTTAGCGTAGAAGTTGATACCGTTAGCTTTAAGATTAGCAATCTGGGTTGCTGTTAGGTTTTCACCGTCTGCAGTCTTAGATACCTCAAAACCATCTACACTTTGATTAGCCATTGTAATACCAAGTTCAAAACGAGGTAATGCTGAAGCCCACTCTGCTACTTCTGGGAATTGGGTTTCTGCTTGATGATGATAGATAGGGTATACATCTAAATAACCATTATCTTCTATTAATGTCTTAAATGTACCTGTAGCAGCACCTGTGTAAGCATCTGCCTCTGCTAGTGAAACAGCATATACAGCAAATCGTGCTGCGGCTTCTTCTGCTAATGATGCAACATAAGTGCTATCTTTAACATCTGTTGTAATAACATACCAATCATCATCTGCTAATGCGATAGAGTTTAGTTCGTCTGCTGCTGTGTTTGCTGGTACATTAGGGAAAGACTCTTGTAAGTTAACAAGACCACCAACTGTGAACCAATCACCAGATACAGCGTGAGATAAGTGTAAGGTT